TAATGATGATTGTGAAAGTCTTGGTCTTTGGCCAACCGTGTTAAGTCAAACCGAATACTTTGTGGATGTTGGCTGCTACTTTCTTCCAAAAAAATTTGTAATTGAGTCATCACCAATTTGGTACAGAAGAGCAAGGCATCCACAAGAGCAGCCAGAAGTCGATAGACTATTAATGCAAGTGCTTTTGCAAAAGAAGTACACTTATGCATGCACAGGCGAGTACTCTTTAAACTACAGAGTAGGTAACAGACCAGACTCTGTGCAAGCTGGTTTCTTTTTGCAAGGAAATCAAATAATGGAACAGAGATTTGGAGGGGAATTCCCGTGGAGAAATAAACACGAAACTATTACAATAACATTTTAATGTGAGGTCGTAATGAAAATTAGTAATGAGACGTTGGTGATCTTAAAGAACTTTGCTTCTATTAATAGCTCTATGGTGTTCAAACCAGGTGATACGATATCTACCATATCTGGTGGTAGAAACATTTTTGCTAGGGCAACAATCAAAGAAAGTATCCCTAATCAGTTTGCAATTTACGAGTTAAACTCCTTGCTTGCTATTTTAACTTTAATGGAAAATCAAGAAGTATCTTTTGGTGATAAGAGTATTTCCGTTAAGAGTGATCGAGGAGAGTTTGAATACTTCTACACGAGTCTTGACATCGTTAAAGCACCACCCGATACTGAGTTTGAGCACGTAGACATCTATAAGTTTAAACTCACCGCTGAAGACATTCAGATGATTATGAAGGCAGCAGCAATCACTGGTGCTCCTAACATCTCTATCAGCAATAAGAGCCAGCAGGTATCATTAGTTGTAGGTGATAGAAAGAACGACACATCAAACAGCTTTAAGAAAAGTTTAGGAACTGCATTTGATAACTTTGATGTGTTTATTGCAGTAGAGAACTTAAAAGTGATACCAGATGCGTATGAAGTGTCGGTTGCTAAGACACCAAACGGCAAAGGCAAGTTCTTATACTTCAAGCATGAAACTAAACCAATCAAGTATTGGATTGCTGTTGAGCCAGGCTCCGTTGTATGAGCGATCTATTCCTATGGGTCGAGCAATACAGACCTAAAAAAATTAATAATTGTGTATTGCCAAAGCAGCTCAAAGACTATTTTAATTCTTTAGTTGAAAAAGGTGAAGTACAAAATATGCTTCTATGTGGTAGTGCTGGTACTGGTAAGACTACTGTTGCAAGAGCATTGTGCGAAGAGCTTGATTGTGATTACATTCTTATAAATGGTTCAGAAGAATCTGGTATCGATGTTCTAAGAAATAAGATTAGACAGTTTGCTGCTACAGTTTCCTTTAGTGGTGGTGTTAAGGTTGTGATACTAGACGAAGCTGACTATCTCAATCCAAACTCTACTCAACCAGCCCTACGAGGTTTTATAGAAGAGTTTGCAAGCAATTGTAGATTCATCTTTACGTGCAACTACAAAAATAGAATCATTCCAGCTCTTCATAGCAGATGTGCCGTAATTGACTTTAAGATTCCAAGTGAAGAGAAGCCAAAGCTCGCAAGCGATATGTTTAAGCGTTTGCAGCAAGTGCTCACTGAAGAACGAATTAAGTTTGATCCTAAAGTCCTTGCAAAGGTTGTTAGCAAATACTTTCCAGACTACAGAAGAACTATTAATGAGCTGCAGCGTTATTCGCAAAGTGGGTTTATCGATGAAGGAATAATGGTTAACATCTCAGACGAGAATATGTCTGAGCTTGTCGATAGTCTGAAAAGAAAAGATTGGAAGTCAATGAGAGCTTGGGTTGTCAATAATTTGGACAACGAGCCTCAACAGCTTTTCCGTAAAATATACGACACTTTAGTTCCACTAACAAACCAAGTTCCTCAGTTGGTTTTGACAATAGCTGACTATCAATACAAAGCTTCGTTTGTTAGCGATCAGGAAATTAACTTTGTTGCTTGCTTGACCGAAATCATGGCTTCGGTGGAGATAAAAAGTGAGTAGCATTTCGCCGTTTGACTTTATCAACTCAATCAACTTTACTAAAGAGAACTTAGTAGTAGATGAGTGGTCTGAGAAGCAATACAATCCGTACGTTGTAAACAAAGGCCTTTCTTATTCTCACGATACCGTAATTCCGGCAAATGAAATGAATTCCCGTCCTCATTTAGAAAAATCCCTTCAGTACTCCTTTCTTATAAATATTGTCCGTGCGCGGAAAAGATTTAATAAGTGGCTAAAACCCGAGATTATTGAGTCTTTAGAGATTGTAAAGGAATACTATGGTTGTAGTAGTGAAAAAGCAAAACAAGCCCTCTCCATTCTCTCCAGCGAACAAATTGACACTATAAAAGAAAAATTAAAAAAAGGTGGAGTTAATGACAAATGAGTTCTTTAATATTGATGTGAGTGGGTATATGCCATTGGAAGTGACTTTAGACCATCCAGACGATTTCTTAAAAATCAAAGAAACACTAACAAGAATTGGTGTAGCTTCTAGAAAGGATAAAATCCTATACCAAAGTTGCCACATCCTTCACAAACAAGGACGCTATTTTATTGTTCATTTCAAAGAGCTCTTCGCCTTAGATGGGAAGCAAGCCGATCTTACTGATAACGATCTAGAGAGAAGAAACGTTATTGCAAAACTGTTGTCCGATTGGGGATTATTGCGTATTATAAATCCTCATTTGCATCAAACCCAAGCTCCTTTGTCGCAGGTAAAGGTAATTAGTTACAAAGAGAAAGATGAGTGGGATTTGCAGTCGAAGTACAATATAGGTAAAAAAAGATAAATATCCCGTCTGGGACGTACTGCTAGTTTCTAGACCGGTCAGGACGTTAGACTGACGCTGCAATCGTAAGCAGCACTGCTACGCCAATAGGGTAGCTATTTTTATTAACTCGCTTAATTTAAGGAGAAACACATGAATGCATTAGTAAAGCAGTTTCCTGCAGTTTTTGATTCGTTTAAAGACTTTGATAAGTTCTATGTTGGATTTGAAGATCAGTTCAACAAGATTGCAAAGTTGCATGACGATGTCACAAAAAACATCCCCAACTATCCCCCATACAATATCAAAAAAGTAGCTGAAAATCAGTATGTGATTGAAGTTGCTGTTGCTGGTTTTGCTAAGTCTGAGATTGAAGTTGAGTTTGCTGATGACAAGCTGATTATCCGTGGCAATGCTCAAGAAGATAATTCTTCGGACTGGTTGTATAAGGGTATTGCGACTCGTAACTTCACCCGCACTTTTGCTCTCAACGATCAGATTGAGATTAAAGACGCAGCACTTTTTAATGGTATGCTTAAGATTGCTCTTGAGCGTATTATTCCTGAGCACAAGAAAGCCAAGAAGATTGAAGTTAAAGATCAAGAGTCTAAGGCATCTAAAGCTCAGTTGCTGACTGAAGACAAGTAACATGAAATCTTGCTTTCAAAAACTTTGTGATTGGATTTCAGAATCACAAACAAAAAGAGCTTATTGTTACTTGAAAAGACGCTATCTTGTATGAGACCTCCAAAGAGATTAGCGTCTCTTGATACAGTTGTGTTTAGGGACTGGCTAATAAAGGCCAGTTCCCTAGACGATCAAATTCTAATTACCGCTTACAATAAAAACAAGGTTGACTTTTTTGTAAAGATGTTTTATAATGAAGAAGTAGCATTTGAATATATGGAAAGTTTTTATGATAAAAATATTAAAGTTAGTGACAGGTGAAGAAGTTCTCGGTGAAGTAGAAGACGAAACCTTTACAAAGATCACTTTAAAAAACCCTTGTGCACTTCACATGGTGCCATCTAGAGCAAACCCAGATCAAGTTGGTATGGCTTTGGTTCCTTATGCTTCATACACTAAAGAACATAAGATTACTGTTACCATGCGTTCAATTATCTGGGAACAAGAACCTGTAGATGAACTAAGAAACCAATACAATTCCATTTTTGGAAATGGTATTATGATTGCTAAAACACTTGCGCAATGAAAAAAATCCATCAAAAGTCAAAACCAAAAACCACCATACTTAGAAATCCTTTAAATTCTGATGAGTGGTTTTGTGATGACTACAGTTTGGTAAAAAATATTGACGGTGTTAGTTACATTACTGTCTATAAACCAAACGACAACAAACGTACCTTTTTAATGCGTAAAGACGCACTAAAAGTTACATCTTCTGCGCTCAGTTGACTTTTTAATCTAACTCCTATATAATGTAAGCATTAACAATAAGGAGTTAGAGATGCCTGCTATTTCAACAACAATTGCTTCCACTGCTCTTGCAGTGTCAGCAGCAGTTCAAACCGTACCAGTAGTTTCTGTAGAACCTATTGTGAGGAACGAGGTTGTTACCGTTCACACTCAGCAATGCCAACAAGTTGCCAGTTATGACAACTCTATTGTTGGTGGTGTAATTGGGGGATTGATTGGATCTCAGATTGGTCGCGATGACAGCACTAGACGTGTTATGACTGGTGTTGGAGCTATTATTGGATCACAAGCAGCAAACTCACCTTCATACACTACTAGGTGCGCTCCAACATACCATCAACAAGCAGTACCAACGGTTGTTGGTTATAATGTAGTTTATGTGGTTGACGGGGTGCAGCAATCAACAGTGATGCGCTACAACCCCGGTTCCCACGTTACTATCCAGCGAAACTACACAGTTCGCTAGACATTAACTTCGTCTTTAGACGAGACTCCAGGTTTATTAACACCAGAGGCAGCGTCAATCGACTTGCCTCTAAGTTCTTTGTCATTACCAGCCAACATAATACCAGAAAGTGTACCAGTTAAGAATGTTGCAATTGGAATGATAAGTTCAAAAAACTTTTGATCAATTGGTGCCATTGCATTCATTGGTTGTGTTACAAAGATCAACGAATACAATACAACAAACACAATACCAACTAATGTTAAAGCAAGGCAAATTCCAATAAAGAATTTAAGCCTAGCCATCAACTGCTCTTCAGTATACATCACTGGTTCTGGATTATTTTCCACACTCACTTGGCGCTCCTTTTTTTGCAATAGGCTTTTCAACTGCTGCACTAACTTCTGCAATAACTCTTTCATTGTCTGGTCCTTTAAATATATGCTCTGGGCATGTTCTAGTTACATCACATATTGGCGAT